GTCAAAGGTGAAAGCTGGGGCAACGGCCACGGCATAAACAACATTACTGTGCTGCATGAATTGTTGCACGCCGCCACCGATAGAAGAATTGCACTTGCTAAAGCAGGCAAGTCCTCCGAACTTGTTAAAGACCTTACAGCCTTAGCCGACCGAGTTAAAACTCAATATGAGCGCATGGACGTACTAGGGTTGATACCTGACGACTTAAGACAACGTGTTGAAGCTACAGTTATTACTGACCCCGACGGCACTGTTTATTACGACATATTCAAAACACCACAAGAGTTCTTGGCCTATGGTATGTCTGATGAAACATTCCAAGAATTTTTAGGTCGGATAAAAGGCACACAAGACGAGAATGGGTTCTCTTCTTTTACGCGTACTTTGTACAACACATGGGCGAAAGCCTTTGGTAGAGGTAAAGATGAATTCTCCGCCATGTCTGACCTTATCAACATCACCGACAAGATTCTTGATGAGAAAGCCCCAGCCGGAGAGTTGTCTGCTAGAACTTTTGCAAGTGAAGAACCAACGGAACCTGAAGATCCATCCGAACGCACTGCATATCAGCTAAAGCAAGCAAGTGATAAAGCTTTACGTGGTGTTGCCCTTTCTAGAGCGGGTGAGGAACTTGGTAAGGCGGTATCCGTAGCTGCGGCTTTACGTGACCCACGGATACTTTGGAGAGAAGTGAAGTTAGTTTGGAGTAGTCTTGGTGAGTCTGCTCGTACGGTGATTTCACATGCCTACGATATGGAAGCTATTGCCAAAGGCCCCGGCGAGCAAATCAAGTCTTTGCAAGATTTGTACGAAGCAATCCAAAAGAAAAACGGCATGACCGAATCTATTCTTCGTAGCGCAGCTAATCAATCAGAACAAATTATTCGGTTCTTCAACGCATACCCCAAATCCAAAGAGTTATTTAGCGACTTGGTAAATGCTTCAACAAACGCTGAATACGACCCATCAAAATCAAACAACAAGTATCGCGATAAAAACTTAGATGCGATGTACAACGCCCTGCCTGAACGGGGTAAGGAGTTGTACAAAAACTTGCGTGACTACTACAAGGACATGAAAGATTTCCAACGGCAAATTCTTTCCGACCAGATTGACAAGTTAGATTTACCCGAAGGTGAGCGCGGTAAAGTCATGGCGGGTATTCGGGAAATCTTTGAGGGTGATAAAACTATTGACCCTTACTTCCCATTGATGCGCTATGGTGATTATGTTTTGGAATATGGTAAACGTGACAAGCGTACTTCAGTTCGGTTTGAAACAAAAAGAGAACGAGACCGTGCCGCGCTTGAGTATGCCAAAAGCAAAGACATATCCTTAAAGTATTTGCGCAATAACGGGTACGTCAAGATCAGTGATGACATCGGTAGTTCTAGAATGCGCAGCACCATTGAAGGTACGAGCAAGCTGCTTAAAGCCGCGTACGAGGCTGTTGATGTTGCCAAGCTAACTGAACCCGGCGCAAAAGAAGCAATCAAAGATAACATCTATCAAGCGTATTTGGCGGCTATGCCTGAAGCTAGTGTGCGCAAAATGTTTATGCACCGCAAAGGTACGCCCGGATACAGTAGCGATATAGTTAGAAACGTAAATGCAGTTGGGATAAAAATGTCTCGGCAGTTCCCCAACTTACGATACAGCCCTGATATTCGCAACGCAGTCGATGGCGCGTATAAAGCTGTTTCTGACGACCCCACATACAAAGCATTTGTAAAACGTGCCGCTGAGTTGGCTGCAAATTCTTTGCGTCCTGAAGAAAAAACAGACCTTGGTAAATTCTACGATACCGCAGCAGGGCTTGTAACTAAGGCCGCGTATCTACGCTACATGACAAGTTGGTCGTCGGCAATCATGCAGCCTATGGATATTTTTCTGCGTGGCTCTGTAAATATGTACGCAAATCATGGTTCTAAAGGTCTTGCTGAAATGGCAAAGATGCTTAAATTTTGGAACCAGTATGGCACGACTGAGCACAACGCAGATGGAACTACTAGCTGGCGTATGCCAAGTATCGAATACGCTAAAGGACTCACGCCTTCAGAACGCCGAGCCATTCGTGATATAGGCGCTTATGGGGTGTTTACAGATACTTTATCCAGCACAGTATTTAGCCAATCCAAAAAACCCGTTACAAGCACTGGGGTACGCGTGGCTAAAGATGTTACCGATAACTTAGTATTTGGTGGATTGATGCACCACGGCGAGCGTTTGTCCCGTGAATTTTTAGGTTTGGCTTCTTTCCGCGCCAACATGGATAAGTTGGGGGATTACGATAAAGCGGTCAAGGCCACAGTTGATGAAGTTTACGAAACTTTTGGTAACTATTCTCCAGACAACCGCCCGTTGTTAATGCAAGGCCCCACCGGTAAAGTACTTACCATGTACAAATTCTTTCCTTTGGTGACGTACAAGAATTTGATAAGCAACTTCTTCAGAATGATGACTGGGCTTAACAGGGAAGAAAAAGTTAAAGCGGCTACCAAATTCTTTGGTGTTCTGGGTACTCACTTATTGTTAGGCGGTTTAGAAGCGTTGCCGTTGTTCACCGTGGTTATGGGCTTGATTGGCGCGGCATGGAATACATGGGGACGTGATCCCGATGCACCCGACGAAGTGAAAAACTTGGACTACCTGACATGGTGGAAAACCGAGTTCATGCCGCAACAGTTTGGATCTGAGTGGGCTGAAGTCCTTAAAAAAGGCATAATCAATAAACTTACTGGGTTGGAAATATCTGGCCGTATCTCGCTTGACAACATGTGGTTCCGTGAGCCAAACGTGCCTAGTGAAACTAATAAGGATACGTTCCTAAATTGGGCTTTGGCACTCGGCGGGCCTGCGCCAAACTTAGTAATAAGCACCATGAATGGTTTACAAGACATAGCCAATGGCGAGTACATGCGAGGTGCAGAAAAGTTGACCCCCGGTTCAATAGGTAATTACCTAACTGCTTATCGCTACGCTACTCAGGGTATTCAAACGCCACAAGGTGTACAACTTGCTGACCCCGGCAAAGTACCAACAAGTGAAATTGTCGGTCAAGCTATTGGATACCGTCCTGCGGCATTGTCCAAGGCGCAAGATTTAGCAAATCGAGGTATGGTTATTGAGAAAAAAATTGCTATGGAAAAGAAAGGTTTGGAGAAGCAATACAAGGATAATTTTCGTAAGTCAGTTGACCCCACCATACCCTCTTCAGCGCAGGAACGCTTTGGTGACAAATGGATAGAAACGCTTGATAAAATTATTGACTTCAATCTGCGTAACTCAAAAAATCAAATTGACTTAGAAACGCTTAGCGACGCTAATGCGGAAAACATTAACAAAATTCAACGTAAAGAAATTTTTGGTGGCGTTGACATCAACGAAAAGAATGTTGAACTTCTCGGCCCCTTGTCCAACGAAGCTGAGAAAGCTTTGTCGGTATACAACAAGCCATAAAAAACCCCCGCACATAGGCGGGGGGAAGAGGAGGTTGGAAGGAGCTAACTTCCGGAGACATGGCAACTGCTTACCATCGGCATAGTCTACATCAGACACGCCAAACTCGTAGCCCTTTAATGCCGTCTACGATCACAACTTTTGTAACAGTGGGTATCTTCAACCTTTTTGTAACAACGGCTACAGTTTCCCGTGCCGCTTTGTGGTCTATGCAGGGTACAAAAAATGAATGGCCGACTCGAAACTTTGACCAATCAATTTGATATGACACTGTCTCGATTTTCATTTAAACCCAACATCTCGTCCATGCGCAAAAACTCAGAATGAGATGCGTCAAACTTCAACGTACGCACCGCAGGGGACGCAATCTTCATACCCTTAGACATGCGCTTGTTAATTGCCTCAACAAAGATTTGCAAGTCGGTTAACTCTTTGAGCAGCGTTTTGTAGTTGACCTGCTGTTTTATGCAGAACTCTTTGAACTGTTTGGCGGCTACGTAGATGTGCTTCGTGTCTGGCTCGTAGCGTACCAGCAACTGTAGCTTGGGTTCCTGTAAAGGTAGCGCCAACATATTACTTCGGGCATCCACCTCTTCATTAACCACCAAAGTATTGACGGCATGGCTATCGAGGAATTCACCAAGGGTAGCAATCGGGGTTGACTGCGGGGGCTTTACATCGTGGCGCATTTCGCCCAACATGACCTTTAGCCATTCGTACACCGCAGTCATATCAAATTCGTGTAAGCCAAGGTGACGGGCAATCAAACCACCAGCAATATTACAAGCGGCGGTAGCCGACCAATAGCGTTCCCGTGAGGTGAACTGAACTTCCTTATCCAGTCGGGCTTGCACTTTCTTTATCAAGTCCTTGGTGTACTCTAGGTTGTTCACCAACCATGTAAGGTATATCTCGCCTGCGTGACCATAGTTCTCGTTGAGTTGGTGGTCAAACATCTCCTTGCCCTTGGCTACGCCGATCAAGTCATTGGGTTCTATCTTGTACTCAAGTAACCGTACGGATTCACCGTCCGGGCTATTCTTCAACGCAGTCAACTTCTCGTAAAAGCTGGCATTAGCCGAGCACAAAGTCATGTTTTGCCATGAGGCGTTGTTGGTGCGCAGTGCGTTCTCTGAACCTTTTTGACGGTTCTTGCCCCGACCATGACTGATGCCGTATGCCAAGTCAGAGAAGTCCTTGGGGGTCATGTTGGTGATCTCGTCAATCGTGTTGGGGATATTGTTCATTACCCCTAGCTGTGTCATCTTGGCGTTGAGCGTATCCTTCTCAATCGACATAAGTTCGTAGGGCATACCGTACACACTGTTACACATGCGCAGAATCGTCGATTTTCCTGATCCGGCATATTCGTAGATCACGTTAATGATCGAGCCCTTCAACGCAGTGAACTTCATTAGTGGAGCGCCAAACGCGGTTAAGGCTCCAAAAGCGTGGGGCTCCATGCCCTTTAGTGCGTACAAGTTGAATACTTCCTTCCACTTGTCTATGTCACCCTTCTCGTGAACCTTCTCGGCAAAGAACTCGGTCGTTGACGATGATGGGCTGTAGAACGTACCGTCTTTGGTAATTTCTTTGTTGCCCATAATGAATTTGCTGTCTCCCTCAACCCATCCAAATTGTGTTCTCATAAGCTCTGCTTTCTTTGTATATTGCAAATTTTTTACCGCCGTAACGACATACGTTGCAAGACTTTCATATTGCTTGTAGTGCGCCATTACGCCCTGCTGGGCAAGCTGTTTGCGCAGCTCGTCCTTCGATGAAATAGCCGCAGTGGTTATCGCAAACTCTTTCACCCCGTCATGGGGTAAGTGGAGTCTGAACAACGCCATTTCACCCAACTCTTTATCTCTCATGCGCTTGAGTACATACAAGTCATGCTCGTACACCATTGCTGGCGCTTCTTCGGAATCCTTGGGCGGGCGAACATACACGCCGCCTTTTTTACCCCTGAAGAACGGGAATGGGTACTCAGGTATTTGGTGTGTCTCAACACCCTCTTCAGTTTCAACCTCTACTTCGTTGTCATCTTCTGTTGCTTCTGCTATCTCTATACCCAACACAATGGGTGAGGTGATCTTGCCTTTGTGCGCACAGCCATCACAACCACCGGGGTTGCGCTCTTCAAATGTTGTGCAATGGTGTGGGCCACCGCGCTTGCGGATATTCCTAAGCTTGTTGTTTACCTCGGCTGGGTCATATTCAGGGTGGGCGCTTGACATCTTGTGCGCCGCTTTGTCTCCATCTACGCAGAAAGCAGGAATTGACAACGCCGACATCCACAGTGGCTCATCAATTTCGGCTTGATTTTGAAATACGTAATTCAGTTGTGCACAGCCATCCTCACCTTTGAGCATGATGGTCTTGAACCGCTTGACCTTGTTACCCAACAATGCTTCCATCATTGGACTCATGGAAGAGGGTATGAAGTCCGGCACTTCTTCTTGTTCTTGTTTTGGCTCAGGTGCGCCCAGCAGTTCACGCAGTTTTTCAACCGACAGCCTCGGCGAAACCTCGTTCCAAACACTGACTGGCTTGGGCTCCAAACCTTTCTTCACGTTCATTGACTCGGGCACACGAAGAATCCGCGATGCTTCAAACACCTTGTCATCAACGATCAAGTCATGTTCTTTGCACAGTTGTTTTAGTTGCTTGGCTAATGGCTCCCATTCTTTACGGGGCAACATCTCTTCAAGCAACCAGTAGGCATGAACACCATTGCCGGAGTTCACCAAAATTGATCTAGGTAAGCCGACTGTTTTGCAAAACTTCTTAAGCTCTTCCAGCCCTGTCTGCTGGTCTAGATAGCCCTCGATCTTCCCTTTGGAATTCGGTACACCCTTGGTCGGGCCGCAATCAATATCTAGCCATAAGGCTTGGACAAAGGCTACGTTCTCGTGCGTCCTATCTTCAGCGGGGCCAAATTTGGCGCAACCAAAATACACATTGACCTGCTTGGTGTTGAACTCCTGAATGAGTGTCTCGGCTTCTTCCCTTGTGTCTGCAAAACGCTGATCAACATATTTACCTATGCCAACTATGCAGTACCGTCCCTCCGTGGGTAGTACGGTGTCGAGCAAGTCAAATGTGGACATTGTTTATTCGCGCTTTTTATGCCGTGCCATGAAACGCTCTATCTGTTCGGCGTAAGTTGGAGACGGAGTGAACTCACCCCAAAACCAGTTGTAAACCGTCATGCGGCTCACCCCTAGCTCTACTGCCACTCGCGTAGCAGTAATCTCCCGCTCGATACAGAAGCGACCCAAAGCTACGCCCAAAGATTCAGCATCGGCTTTTTTGTTGGCGTCAACTAACTTTTGGCTGTAACCATAGGTCATGCGTTACTCCTCTTCCGTCCAAGCCGCTACCACTGAGTCCAAACTTTTCTTGGATGCGGGTGTGGCTTCAACAGCTTTCTTGGATTCACGCTTCTTAGGCACTTCAATTGGCTCATCATCTTCGGCATCAGCTTGGATGGCTTTGGCTTTGGGGGCCTCGGCTTTAGGTGCTTCCAACTTGGGTGCACGACCTGACACATCAGCTTGATATGGGGTCATGGTGACCATCTTGTGCACTTCGGGGAGCGCGGCTACTTTGCTCGTAACTGTGTGTTCGCCTTTGTTGATGAAACGCGCTGGCGTAAACAAAATAGACTGGTTGTCGTTGTCTTCATTGAAGCTCAACTGGGTAACAACGTAGTCCAAGCTCTTGCCATTGTTAGACAAGTATTTGGTGTAGCTCTCAAAGGGGTGAGTGTTGTCACCGACACTGTCACCAAACAAAGACTTGGAAGCCAAGTTCATCTGATACACAGAACCTTCAAGCGAAGTACCAAAGTCCTCTTCCAATACCACAGCGATGCGGCGTGAATAGCGGCAGGCTTTAGAGTTACCCATGCCCGAACCTTTGATGTTTTGCTCGCATGAATCACAACGGTCAGATTGCTTGTTAGCGGAACCAGCATCAGGCGCACTACCATCATTAGAGAAACAGTCAGGCGCAGTTGGCTCAGCGTCGGCACTCCATTGCTTTGCGTAGAAAATACGCCCAACTTTGGGGGAAGCATTGACAACGACAACATTCAAGTCGCCTTTGACCTTACCCATTTCTTCGCCGCCCACAACCTTACGGAAGATTCCGTTTTTAGGGACGATTCGTTTAACGCCAGTACGACCAGCAAGTTGTTTTGTAAGCTCACTGACTCCAGCGTTTTGCAGAAAGTCGGGGAGGTCTTGGTTTAACAAAGTAATGTTGCTCATTTTTCAATTTTCCTTAGAACGTCTAACTACCACGGTATATTGATTTTCGACATTCAAGCCTCTCGGCAGAAGGTCAGGATTCTCAGAAAGAAATTCCTTCATGTGTGTTTGATGAAGTCGTTTCTCTAACAGGCCAAATGCACCGGTCTCCTCAATGAAGTCGTACATCGAATCCCAATCATTTGTCCAGTACCGTGATTTAACCGAACGAATGATCGTGCCATGTTTTGTGCGGATGCTGTCAATACCCTGTTCTTTACAGGTGCTCAACATCTGTGTTTCAAGTACGCCCATCTGCTCATCAAGATCAGCGACTTTTGTTTTGTAGGTTTCTGTGAGGTCATCCTTGGCATCGCGTATCCTGATGTAGATAGCGGCAAGTTTGTCGAGTGGTATGGAAGAAGTGGTGACTTCGTCCTGAACTTCTAATACGTCCATAGTTAGCTCCAGTTGTTTTGAGGTTTTAGTTTAGCACAGAACTTGACATTGTCAAGTGCTTTCAGAAATAATTTCTTGCTTGTACAAATCAATTATTTTTGTGTGGTGTGCGATGTTGCCCCGCAAGTGAGCGTACATCTTTGTCTCTATCGGACTGCCTGTTATATGCACGATTGTCATTGGGTTAACTTGACCGGGTCGGTCAATTCGAGCATTGGCTTGTAAGTATGTTTCTACACTTGAGCACGGAGCGTACCAAATAATTGTGTCGGCGGCAGTTAGGGTAAGCCCGTGAGATGCCGCTTGTGGCTGGATGATGAGCACCTTTGGATGGGCGTGGTCTTGGAACTGCTGAACCAAGGCCGAGCGTTTGTTAACACTCACACTCCCGTTGATGACTTCACAGCTTATGCCGTGCTTGTTCAGGTGTCTTTCTAGGAGTTCGATGGTGTGGGTAAAGGGTACAAACACCAGCACTTTGTTGTTAGTCTCGTCAATGACTTCCTGCACCACGTTTAATCTGCCAGATACATCAAACTCAAGCACTTCTTTAGTATCCGTATAGACTGCACCACCGGATATTTGAAGCAGCTTGTTAATTTGTACGGCAGCATTGACCGCAGAAATTTCTTCTCCGTCGGCTTCAATCAACATCTGCTTCTTGAGTACGTTGTAGTACTTGATCTGCTGGGGTGACAGTGGGGCATCACGGTCAATAAATGTCAGAGGAGGTAGGTCAAGGCACTCCTTCTTCTCAAACCGAATGGCTGGTTGAAGTGCTTTGTGGACAATGTGCTTAGACTCGGGGCGGGGTAACCAGCGGTACTGCCCAACCTTAATCATCACGTTGTCTCTGAACTGCCCAAAGAACATAGGTATGCCATCGGGGTTCACCAGCTTTGCCAATCCGTAAGCATCCACAGGCGACTGCGCGGCGGGTGTTCCAGTCAACATCCATAACCCGCGTATAACTTTTGTTAGGTCACGCAAGTCTTTCCACCGCTCGGTCTGAGCATTCTTATACGCTGACGCTTCATCTACCACAATCAAATCGAACCCACCCTTAAGCAGTTCTTTCTTAACAATCCCAACCCCATCAAAATTGATGACGACAAATTCTGACCCCGCATTAATGATCTCTTTGCGTTTCTTAGCCGCCCCATGTGCAACCGATACTGTGCGATGGATTGCGAACTTGAACAAGTCCTGTTGCCATGCCGACTTCATGATTGACAAGGGGCAAATCACTAACACTCGTTTCACTAATCCTCGTTGCATCAAATAATCAACTGCCCAAATCACTGATGCTGTCTTGCCTGTCCCCTGCTCGTTAAAGCAAAACGCCTTGTTGTTGGTCGTTAGGAAATCGGTTGTAGTCTTCTGATGCTCGAACGGTGTGAACCCGTGGGGACGGGGCCACTCATACTCTGATAAGTTCATTTTTTCTTTGGTTTGTTAGTTTTGACGGTGTGATCTGAATTGCGGCTGAATGAACGATTGGCGCTTGGGGTTTTGAGCTTAAGATTTCCTGAAGCATTGCTCCCCCCTTTGGACAAGGGAACCACATGGTCGATGTCTTTTCCAGTACGGTCAACGCCCTTCTTGTCCATCTCACTTCTTGCTCGTTGGCGTTCAAGGCGTGTATCAGATTCACCTCTTGTTTTTTGCTGTTCATATTCTTTTTTGTAGGGGCGGGGTTTGTTTACGTATGGCATATTTAACCTTTCAAAAACCTTTTGGGCTAATTTTTTCTCTGCACCTGCTTAAGGTTGAACCAAGCATTTGGCCCACGAACTTTCATTTTATAGCCCAAGTACAAAGCGGCGCAAATAAATTCGCCGTTGGCTATGTACTTGCTAAAGTAGCGCTCCACATCATGCTTTAGCCCATAGCTATTTTGGTTTTCATTTATTGTTTTACGTCTCTCCAACCCATCAACAATAAATAGCCATTGGATGCACAAATCCACTGCTTCAGGGCGTATATCCCCTTCGCCACCAAAACCAAATTGCGTCAATGCTGGATTTTTTTGTTGTACATCTTTAATAATTTTTTCTAGTTCATGTACCTCCATAAATTGCCTCCCATTTTCCGTCGTCAATTAGCATATACATAACATCGGCTTTCCCGCCAACGTAAGTAAAAATTACTGTGCACTCAGGGTCTACGGATGTAAAGCAATTTATGGTGCTGGTCATATCGGGTGCATTCATCTCCGGTAGATGCAACTCTCCGGCTCTTTTGTCTACGTCGATAACAATTTTGGAAATATTACACATTACATCCCAACCGTTTTCTGTTAGTCCTTTTTTCATTTTTAACTCCTGTTGTATTCACATGATTTCACTGCGCAAAACTTGCACAGTGGGCCTTGTATGGGATTCCACACCCCGTTCTCCAGTGCGGCTTCAATTCGCGCCACATCTTTTGTTGGTTTTTCTAGGTACTTTGGCATCATTTCCCTGTGGTGTTCAGCCTGTACAAACTCCTTAGAGACAGTGAAGATCAAAGCGGATTTCACTCGCTTGATCTCCGGAAATTTGGCGAAAAGCCCACAAGCCACAAGATCGAGTTGCTTTACGTCCGCATATCTCGCATTCTTGCTCGTCTTGTAGTCTGCTGAGTAGGCAAGCCCCTTCTTCTGATTGATAACTACCAAGTCGGCTATGCCATGCCACCAAACATTCGGAGCACTGAATTCGCAAGCCTCCAAGTCCTTGGTCAAGCCCAACTTCACTTCGCATAATTTTTCCCCCTCAATATTCTTCAGTACGTCTAATGTGTCTTGCATGTAGTCGAACGCTGGCGGGATAGGCTTATCGTCCCGAATGTATTCCTCTGCCACAGTATGAGCAGTCTTGCCGTACAGCGTTGCCGTTGTATCAGGCTCAACAATGTCCTTGGCTATCTTGGTGTGATAGTACTTCTTAGGGCATTGCTCAAATGTTTTCAGACTACTGAACGACCATACGATACTCATTAACAGTCTCCATAAGATTTGCCATACCCTGCTTCGCAGTTCAGAGGTAACTCGGATGCCCACGACGGGCGTAGGCGCATACACAATTCAACGTACTCCTTAGCTGTTTCAGCCTCGGCCTCCGGTGCAATGCAAGCCACGGCGTCATGAACGGTCATAACAACGCGGTACTTTTTAGCCACCATCAACATCTGCTCGCCTATCACAATACGTGCAAGTGCTTGGCATACGTTCTCAATCACTTTACCGCCGTAGATTCGGTTGGGGATGACTGCTTTACCCTTCTTGGTGTCGTACACAAGTTCGGTCTTGCCATCGTCGTCTATCTTTTGGCGTAGGTTGGGGTACTTCAAGCGTAGTCCGTTGGGGAGTAGGATGCCCTCTGACCCATCCACTTTAAGGAGCCCATTGCGACCAAATTTCGTGGTTTGTTCACGGATGATTGCGGGGAGGACATTCGCCGCCGCTTTCCATAGCTCAGGGATATACGGATAAGTTCGTCGGTACGTGTCAATAATGCGTTTAGCTTCGTCCAGTTCAATAGATACGCCAAAGGTTTTGAGTTGCGCTTGGAACTTCCCTGCACCCATGCCGTATCCCGCCCCAAGAATTGTTGTTTTACCAACGAACCGTTCGTCTTTCGTAATACTTTCAATAGCCTTGCCATATATAGCCGATGCCATGATTTTGTATACATCCTCACCCCTTTCAAATGCGTTTACCAAATCGTCTTGCCCAGCCAACCATGCCAACGTCCGTGCCTCAATCTGCGATGAGTCCGAGTCAATCATCACCATGCCAAACGGCGCAAGGATGGAGTTCTTTAACGGAGATGTGCGTTGCAAGTTCTGTAAATTGATCTTGTCGTCACCGCCCCAGCGTCCAGTGTGCGCGGCGTAGTAGCGTAGGGGTACAGGCATTGGCCCCCGATTAGCAATCCCAATAAACCGCTCAGTGCGGGTCTCTTCAATAGTTGACTTCGTTCCCAGCCGGGCCGCAACTACTGCTTGTACCCGAGTATCCGCATGTTCCAGCAGGGCCTTAAATTCTTCGTCGGTCTTAGAGAATGCGTAGGTCTGCCTGCCAGTGGCTGGGCTCTTCTTCATGGGCGGCTCAACACTAAGAGACACAAGCAAGTCGGCAAACTGCGGGTTGCTCATCAAGGTGTCTTTGTCAAAGCTGTCAAGTAGCGTGACCTTCCGTGCTTGCTCTACATGCAAATGTTTTTGCAACATCTCTTTGTCCAACTGCAACACTGGCTCGGTGAACATACGGATGGTCAGGTCAATCAAGCGTAGCTCAACCTTTGGAAAGCCTTGACTCATCAAACCAAACAAGTCCCATGTCAGCTTCACATCGTTCTTGCAGTAGCTTCCATAGTCGGCTAACTCATCCTTGGTAAAACTCTTGCGGAAATAATTGATGTACTGTTTGACCTGTTCACCCTTGACTCCAATTTCATAGTAGGTCGCTAAGACCCCTAGACTGCCGCCTACCTGAGTACCATGCAATGCTCTCGCCATGCTCAGCGTATCCAACCAACCCTTGGGTGTAATGCCATACTGCCAATTCAGGATGGCTCCGTCAAAGACAGCGTTGTGCGCCAGCGCAAGGGAATTCTTCCAGTCATACTTTTGGA